ATATACATCCCCTTGCTGTACATCTGCTTGGGGGTTCAATGTGAGTTCTTCCAATCAGAGAGTTACACGTTAGACGAAAAGAAGTGTGAGCAAGAGATCATTCAGCAAAAAACTGAGTTGATAAAGCAAGGCAGGACAGTTGAAGCAATTTGTGTAGATGTAGACATTAAACTTGAAAGGAAAATAAATGAATTTGAGCGCAAACTTTACCCTGAAGGAACTAACCAAGTCTGATACAGCCACTAGGTTAGGGTTGGACAATATGCCTGATGATGCGGCATTGGAGAACTTGAAGACTCTGTGCGAAAAGGTGCTTCAGCCTGTTCGTGACCACTTTGGTAAGTCTGTTACTGTAAATTCAGGTTATCGCAGTCCTGAGTCAAATGCCGCTGTTGGTGGTTCTAAGACCTCAGACCATTGCAAAGGTCAAGCCGCTGATATAGAGATTGCTGGCATCGCCAATGCTGACCTTGCCAAATGGATTATGGACAATCTTGACTATACACAATTAATCTTGGAGTTCTACACACAAGGTATTCCCGACTCTGGTTGGGTTCATGTTTCGTATGACCCTAATAACCTCAAGAAGCAGGAATTGACTGCTGTTAAGGTTGCGGGTAAGACTCAGTATCTGCAAGGTTTACAGGCTTAATTAGCCTTTTACAGAAGTGTTTTGGGGTTAGGTGTTCGTACAAGATCACCTCCCCACACTTCTCACATAGCCATGCTACGCCCATGTCTACTGTAGTTTTCTTATTCCCATGTTGACCTTTTTGTCTGCCGTAGAAGGTTCTTATTTTACGAATCACGTTTTAACTTAGCCCTTGCGTAAACTGTAAATTCTTTCTTTTCGGTCAATGCAATACGCTCTCTTGCGTTTTTCCCTAATAATTGACCAGCGGCAACTTGTTTAAGTTTCTTATCTGTTGTCCAAATACTAGGTTCTCCACGCCAGTCAAATGCGTTTTTAGATTTATCCATTATGTTTACTCCATCTTTTACACAAATCTTTTGCTGTCTTGCTCTTAGGTTTCCTGTCGCACATTTCACTGATTGATCGTTCTTTTGCCTTTTGTTTCAATGTCTTTTGAGGTGGCTCGGTTGGGTGCAGTCCATTCCAGCCAGTCACCCCAAGAACTGCGCTAAGGATAAGTCGGTCAAGCATAGTCACCCTCCTTTGTGTGTTTCAACAGTTGTGCCTCAAGCCGCTTGATGCGTTCTTCGTTGTATTGGATGTTGGCATGGGCATACTCAGCGGCAGTCTCGGCTTCCAGCTTGCGTAGGTGCGCCTCATGCAGTTCACTGGCAATGATTTCATGGATGGTCTTTGCCCTGATGACATCCTTGATGTACTTGATTGTTGTTTCTCTGAATGTCATATCAGTACCTGTACTTAGGAGCGCAAGACACGTCAGCAACAACGTCTGCGGTGTAGTTGTTAATCTTGCGCTTGGCAATGATCATCACGGCGCGAAGGCCAGAGCTTTCGCATTCCTGCACGGCCAAGATCACCTCGTTGCGGCTCATCGCTTGGATGTCCTTGTCCAAGGTCAACTTCTGCTGCGCGTTGCCACTGGCACCATCCAACAGACTGGCGTTCCAAGACGATCCTGCAGCGCATCCACTTAACAGCAAAAATAAAAAATACTTCATGGTTGTCTAGCCTCCTGTAAAAGTTCAATACGTTCGCGTGACGCTCTCAGCATGGTGTAGCGTTGGTGCAAGCGCTCCAACACCACCACACGCCTAGCATTCGCGCGCTCATGGTTCAGCATGTCCAAGACCTTTTGCTCATCAAAAGTCTTGAGTTCATTGTTTAATTGACGCCAGGTGAGTTGCAATTTTGTCCTCCAGTTTTTTGATTGTTTCCATGCTCTTGCTCAACTTACGCCAAGCGGCGTTGAAGTCGCGTTGGTATATCTTGTGAATAGACTTCTCAGCCTTTAGCTGGGTCTTCCATTTAAGTAATCTCATCTCAGTTCCTCCATTGCAATATCTGACACGGCGCGCTTGTCGTGTAGCGCGCCCCAAATCTTTTCATCCACAGTCTTGTTGGTCATCATCACGTAGACCCACACAGCGTGTGCTTGGCCTGAGCGGTGCAAACGGCCAACGGTCTGTTCGTACAGTTCCAAACTCCACGGCAAGGACAGAAACACCATGTGACAGCCCCCAAACTGAAGGTTGAGGCCATGACCCGCTGACTTTGGATGGACTGCGAGTAGTCTGACCTTTCCATCGTTCCATCGCTCAATTGCGTCCACGTCATCAAGGGTCGTAACGGTGAAACGTCGCTTAATCTCGGCAAGTTCTTCTTGGTACTGGTAGACCAAGATGGTGTTGGCGTGTTGGTTTTCATCAAGCAATTCCTGAAGGCGATCAAATTTATGGCTGCTAAACCATACGGCGGTTTGCGTAGAATCGAACCTACCAGGTATTTCGGAGGCAGTCCTACGTGTGTCGTATACGAAGCCGCTGGCCATCTGTTGCAACTTGCCCGTCACCACCCCCGCATTTATTGCGGTGACATCCAACGCTTGGAAGTCCTTCTTCATCTTCTCGTAGGGCTCGCGGTCGTCTAGGTCGCACCGCACCTCGACCACGTTTATGGGTGGCAGCTTGTCGGCGTACTCGCCAGCCTCCAAGACGTATGTCGCAGGCTTGATGCGCTCCATGACGCCGGCCAGCGATCCAACGCGCGGTGCCCACTCACCGAAGTCTTTGTTGATCAGCACAAAATACTGTTGCATGAACGCGCCTTTGGATCGGCCAAGTAAACCTTGGTCAACGATCTTGCACTGACCAAACACATCTTCCAAGCCGTTGCTGGTGAATGAGCCCGTCAGGCCCCAGCGCACAGTCATGGGCTCCAGCACCTTTAGCAGCGCCTTGAAGCGCGTGCCAGACGGGTTCTTCAAGCGTGTCAGTTCGTCAAACACAATGGCGTCAAAGTCTAGCGCCTGTTCGGCCAGCCATTGGATGTTGTCGTAATTGCTGACCACGATCTGCGCCTTAGAACGCAACGCCGCTGTGCGTTGCTTGGGTGTGCCCACCGCCACGGCCAACGGCACATCAGGTGCCCACTTGGGCTGCTCAATTGGCCACACGTCGGTACAGACGCGCTTGGGTGCAAGAACGAGGAACCGCTTGGCCACACCGTTGGCCAGCATGTCTTGCATGGCCGTCAACGTGATGGCTGTCTTGCCAGCGCCAACCGGTGCCAAGATCATGGCACGGTCGCGCTCGTACAAGAAGTCAGCAGCTTCGTCTTGGTAGGGTCTAAGTTGCATATGCGCTCTTAAAAATGTGCAAACCAAGGTCAGCATCAACGCAATTACGCAACGCCTGGCGCTTGTTTGGTATCTTGCTGGCGGCAACTACTTCATGCCCGTCAAAGTCAGAAATCTTGTTTTTGTGGCGGATGTCGGCTTTTTCAAATCTGCGTGGGGGCACGTCAAAGTTTGACCAAAAAAGATGGCGTTGCATTTCAAACGTAGGCTTGACCAACGGCTCGTAATACGGCTTGACGTTTTCAATGACCCACTTGCCTTTGGCGTAGTGCTGCAAAAACACTATCTGCGCGTACAACGTCATGTCAGGCATGATGGGCGCAAAGCCTTTGCCGATCACACCTACGTTGTGACGGTATTGACCGTGGCTTGGGCAAGGCGGGCTGGCCCATATAAAGTCAAACTCAGCGTAATGCGCTTCTAAATACGCAACAGCGTCGCCAACCACAACCGTGTCTTGCGGGTATAGCTGTGCGTACACCTTGGCAATCTCTGGCGAGTATTCAACAGCCGTCACTTCACACCCCCCCCATAGGCGACGATTACCGCCAATGCCTGCGTAAAGGTTAAGTACTTTTAATCCACTCATCTATTTGCTCCGTTGTCCATAAACATGCGTAGTTCTGTTTCAGCAAAGCCATGTCCGACATGAACATCTTCTGCAGAACACTTAACCGCCCGCCCTTGGTCTTTAACTCCACAAACCATGTACTGCCGTCAGGCAGACACGCGATCCTGTCAGCGACGCCTTTGCGGCCTGGGGACGTGAACTTGTACGTCTTGCCACCAATGCGCTCAACCGCCCATACGAAATGATTTTCGACTATTTTTTCTTTCATGTCAAAAAGTTTAGCACAGTTTTATTTTCTATGCTATAGTTCAGTCTCAATCAACTAAAGGAGAGTTCAGTGAAAAACATACCAGCATTTCCAACGTTACATTGGGTGGCACCTCAAGGGCATAGCGCCAATGAAAATCCGCAGGGCATGACATTGCGCGATTACTTTGCGGCTAAAGCAATGCAAGGCTTGTTAGCTTCTGAAGTTAACGCGCCGTTGAAAACGTTTGCAACCAAAGCCTACGAAATGGCAGACGCAATGATCGAGGCTCGCAATGGATCACAGTAAGATAGTCGGCGGCTCAACCGCCAAGCGCGTAATGAACTGCCCAGGTTCAGTAGCTTTGGTGCAAAAGATGCCGCCCCAACCCAGCAACAAGTACGCCGACGAAGGTACGCTGTTGCACAACGTCATCGCTGAAATAGTGATGTCAGACAAACACCCCGAAGAATTCCTCGGCACCACTTACAACGAGCAGGTGCTGACGCTGGACTTGATCGACAATAAGCTGTTGCCTGCATTGGCGGCGCTTGATGTAATCGACCCTAACAAGGAGATGGAAATTGAAGCTGAAACTCGCGTTGGTTTTGGTGACTTGTTGCCTGGTGTTTTTGGGAGCACTGACCTCATTGGGCGCATTGGTAAGCGTGCTGTCGTACTGGATTGGAAATTCGGTGACGGCGTGGCTGTTGAGGTAGAAGAAAACCCTCAACTGATGTTCTACGCCGCTGCGGCCATGCGTACCGAAGAGGCCAAGTGGGCGTTCAAAGACGTTGAAGAAATCGAGATGGTGATTGTCCAGCCACCACAGGTCAAGCGTTGGGTGACCACACCTGCTCGCATTGCCCAGTTTGAGAAGGACTTGGTCAAAGCAGTCAAGCTGGCGCAGCAACCTGACGCTGAACTGAAGATCGGTGACCACTGCCGTTGGTGCGCGGCCAAGCCCATCTGCCCACAGATGACCGGCGCTGTTGACCGTGCGCTCAAGGCGCAAGTCGATGGCTTCGACGTGCAGACGTTGGGCTCGTACTTGGCCAACGCTGACATTCTGGAAGAATGGATCAAAGACCTACGTGCGTTGGCGTGTCATATTTTGGATAGCGGCGCGCCAGTGCCTGGGTATAAACTGGTGGCCAAGCGTGGCACACGTCAGTGGGTGGATGAAGCAAAAGCTCATGTAGAGTTACGTAAACTGGGCATTGAGCCCCACAAAGAACCCGAGTTGGTTTCTCCAGCGCAAGCGGAGAAGGAACTCAAAAAGCGCAAGATGACATTGCCCGACGATCTTGTCGTGTCAGTGTCTTCAGGCACAACATTGGCAGCGGAGAGCGATCCCCGTCCGGCAGTGTTGCAAATCGGGAAGCAGTTGACTGCGGCCCTTTCTAAACTTCAATAAGGAAAATCATGTCCAATTTAGTAGCGTTCTCTCAAGCGGGCTTGCCAGCAGTCTCCACCCTGTCAACCGCACTGCGGTCGATCCAAGCAGACGTTGGCCCAGCCGGTACAGCTATCCTCAAAATGGATAAGACTGGCCACTGGGTCTTCGGTGCCGATCAGACCGAAGTCGAAGACGACAGCAAGTGGGCGATCAACCCCTTCTCTTTTGTCCACGGCTTCATCGCTTGGGGTGATGGTGAGGTGTTGGCCGAGAAGATGGCCAGCGTCAGCCAGCCGTTGCCCGAACTCGACGAAGCGCCCCCAGGTGCCAAGAAGGGTTGGGAGACACAGGTCGGCCTGTCACTTAAGTGCATCAGCGGCGAAGACAAAGGAATGGAAGCGCGTTACACCACCACGTCAGTGGGCGGTAAGAAAGCGGTTCAAGCCATTGCAGTCGCGTTGGCCGAACAGGTTGATAAGGATCAAGCCAAGCCAGTGGCTATCGTGCGTCTGCGTAAAGACCACTATGCCCACAAGAGCTACGGCAAGATTTACACGCCTGTGTTTGAGGTCATTGAGTGGGTCAGCATGGACGGCGAGCCGGTTCCAGAGGCAGTGCCAGAAGTGCCAGCGCCCGCAGCAGGCCGTCGCCGGAGGTCAGCATGAGATTAGACCTTGACGTGCAAGAAATCAACGCTGTGATGGCGTTGCTCGCTTCGCTGATGGACAAAATCCGCATGCAAGCCCAAGCGCAGATGCCTGCGCCACCTACGCAAGAGTAATCTTCCTGATGCCGCGTGACAGGCGGCATTGGAAAGGAGACACGAATGCTTTGGATTGATTTCGAGACGCGTAGCCGGTGCGACTTACCCAAGCACGGCGTCTACAACTACGCGCAAGACCCCAGCACCGAAGTGCTGTGCATGTCATATGCGTTCGACACCGATGACGTGCAGACATGGTTGCCTGGCCAACCCTTTCCCGAAGCAGTACGCAACTACACCGGCTATATCGCAGCCCACAACGCGGCGTTTGAACGCCTGATCTTTTGGTACGTGTTGGGTATCAACTTCAAGTTGGAACAGTTCTACTGCACCGCAGCACAAGCCCGCGCCAACTGCGCGCCTGGCTCGCTCGAAGACGTTGGCCGCTTTGCTGGCGCGTCGATGAAGAAGAGCCACCGAGGCGCTCAATTGATCCGCTTGCTATCAATCCCACAGGCCGATGGCACGTTCAGGCAAGACCCCGCGCTCATGGCTGAGATGATTGAATATTGCGAGCAAGATGTGCGCGCCATGCGTTCGATCAGCAAGGCCCTGCGCCCCTTATCAGCAGATGAGTTGGCCGACTACCACGTCAACGAGCGGATCAACGACCGTGGCGTGTTGGTAGACGTGCCCTTGTGCAACGCCGCCGTCAAGTTCGCCAGCGATGAGTTGGTCGAGATTGAGCAAATCGTGGCCGAGGTGACCGAAGGTGCCATCACCAGCGTCAGGTCGCCTAAGATGCGTCAGTGGGTGATCGACCGCGTGGGGCCACAGGCTCTGAAGCTGATGGAAACCTATAAAGACGGCGAGAAGAAATATTCGATTGACAAGACTGTGCGAGCCAATTTGCTTGCGATGGAGAATCCAGATGAGATACCGCCCGCTGTTGCCGAGGTCATCCAATGCGCGGACGACCTATGGGCGTCTTCGGTTGCTAAGTTCAGCCGCCTCGCAAGCCTCGCAGATATCGAAGATCACAGGGTTCGCGGAGCCTTTGTATTTGCTGGAGGATCAGCCACTGGAC